GTATACAAATATTCAATGAATTATCATTAAACGATATCGTAAGATGTTCAACTATTAATAGACTTATAAATCATATATGCGAGATTAATAAATGACTATGAGAACATCCCAGCAAATCTTTTTTTACAAAAACTCATACAAACAAATGTATGTGGCTTCTTATGAATTAAAAAGGTTTGTCAATAAATATTCTAATCTTAATTTATTCAATTTTTTTCTGCGAACAAATTAGTTCTTGATTGTAAGAATATTAATAAGTTGCCAGAAACAATAGGACAACTTAGTAATTTGAAAGAATTATTATAACAAAACGATTAAAAACATAACACCAATCATAACTCATCTAACATTTGGCAAATGACGTTCCGATGTCTGTGAAAGAAATAACATTATGACGTTCATATAACGGAAAAATAAGTGAAAATGTCAAAGCACGAGTAAATATTATATTATTATAAAATTATTTTAAAATACATATCATTAATGAGGTGCAGAAATTGTTTTGAATCGATACCCGCATACGTTCGATCTGAATTATGTGATACATGTAGATGGGATTCCAAAGTTACGATATCAACGACGAACGCTAAAAAAAAGTACATGTTGACAAATAGCGAAATAGAGGCTGCCAACTTATTTTGTTATGAAATTTCATTTAGATATGCACATGGTTTCAAGTATTTAGTAATGGATATCGAAGAATTAGCAGAAAAGGTTTTTGCAACTATCGATGACAATGATAAACGAAAACAAAAGTATCTAAAAAATGTGGAAAATGATCATAATAACAGACTTGAACTCATAGATGAGATGCGAGAAAGTATCAATGGCTATTTAGAAGAGAATGATCTAGAACCAGATTGTGATACTTTGGTGTTTATAGAAGAAATAATCAAACGAAAATACAATGCAGATTTAGATGATGTCATCGGATATGTCAAACGGAAAATCAAATTAGATAACTTGATCAATGAACACAGTGCAAAATTCATTAAATCAGCGAAAGAGCACAGTCAATATGATGAATACATTTATGATCATTCGCAATCATTAACAGAAACATTTGACGAAATAAGTTCAGATATCAATGAAAAAAATACATTGGATATGAGAACAAAAAAAACAAACAGATTTATCGAAGAAGGAATAGAAGAAGACTTTATTGATTTTGCATTATCTTTACCGATTTGTAAAGAATATACGACACAAATTACGTGCAAAATCAAATTTGATACTATTTGCAAAAGATTGGTAGAATATGTGGAGCGAAAATACGCATTAGATGAGTTTATTAAGGATAATATCGATGCACAATATCGTAACATTGCACTATCTTCATTGTCATACAAAAATTATGTCATGAATCTGAAATGTAATTTTGAGACAACATGTGATGCTATCACTACTCAAATTGATAAACGAATTGTTAGTGATAAGAAAAAAACAATTGTAGATAGTAAAAAGATTGCAATTGAAAAGAAATATCCTGGATCAAGAGGTTGGCTCGAAAAAGCAATTTCAAATCCTAAGATTGGTAAGATGTATACCAAATATTTGCAAAAAGGCGGAGATATCAAAAAGTTGATGGATGACATTAAAAATATTATCATCGGATTTAATGCACAAAAAACTAAAAATATTGATGATGTCATCACTAAATTGTTATCAAAAAATACAGATCCGACGATCTACGATAACATAAAATTCAATTATCTAACTGGGCAAATTAAGTTCGGTCGGGCAAAAAGTGAATTAACTTATTATAAAATTTTTGATGAATAAAACCTTTATTTATCAAAAATTTATTTCTTGGCATATGGTTTGACTTTTTCGATCATATCATAATTGATAATTTTGCAATCAGAATAATAGCCGGTGATGATATTTCTTTGGCACTCAATCATCACCATAGTTACTTTGCCATCTGTCATCAAATAATCACGATCATAACCGATCATTTCTCTGTTAGAAACAAAAAGCCATTCTGTTCGAAACGTCTGATTGTAGTCAACGTTAAATTCTGGGTCGCTCGTAAAATATGATGGGTATCGTATGCATGTATTTACTTTATACAACAATGGCATATCCAATGCAACAGCGCGACAGTCAACTTCGCCAACTATGTATGTTTTCTCGTAAATGTTTCCCATTGTATTGATATCGTATAATCGATATTGGTATTCAGTGACTTGATTTATCAATTTTATTTGTTATAAAAATTGAAAAAAAAATTATTAGGAATCTATTACTATAAATAATGATTAAAGATGGAAGTTAATCAACGATTGTTACGTGATATTGTTCAAACAGACAAATGTGAAATAACAACCATTCTGCTTAAATCAGACATCGATGTTAATTACGTCGATGCAGACGGAAAATTTCCGCTATATTATGCATACGAAAAAAATATGATATCACAGATGCAAATATTGATATTACATGGTGCAAATGTGAATCAAACATACAAATCAAAAACGATATTATTTATCGAATGTCATAAGCAAAAATCGGACAGTACGATGATCAAATTGTTGATGAATAACAAAGCTGACCCAAATATAATATCAAAATTTGGAGCCGAATCAGTGTTTCCACTATGGTGTCTTGTTGAATCAGCAAATATTGACAATATAAAGTTATTATTATCTTATCCACAAACAAATATTAACTTGCAAGATAGTGACGGAGTAACTGCGCTTAGAAAAGCATGCAGTTACGGACTAATCGAGATTCCCTTTTTACTATTAGACGAAGGTGCTGATCCAAATATTCAAGGAAGCGAAGGTTATAGCGCGTTAATGAGAAGTGTTCTTAATGGCAACAATGCGACAGTGTCTGTTCTACTATTACACGACGATGTAAAATTAAATCTTCAAGATAGAAATGGTGATACAGCACTTCATCACGCATGTGCCAATGATAAAATAACATCGATGCATTTATTGTTAAAACATGGCGCCGACAGAACTATCAAAAATAATGATGGGAAAATTGCTACAGAATGTTGTGTTTCTATTAACGTGAAACAGTTTTATGATATATATTGTCAAAAAAATGATCTAAAATTAATTGTTACCGCCCCGACAGTTAATACCAACAAAGAATCAGATCTCATCTTTAAAGTGCCAAATCCAAATAATCGACCAATAAGATATGTCCGGCCTATGATAAAATACCGAATGTGGAATGATGTGTTTAGATGTTGGAATAAATGGACATATATACCTGCAAAAAAAATGACATGCGAATATATTGACGAAAAAGTTCCATATCATATTATCTGTAGCGAAACAGAAGCTCATAAAACTTATCGCGTGCAATTTTCAGATTTTTATGACGAAAAACTAGGACAAATGCCATTTGAGTATTTGTGTTAATTTGACATATAATAATTTATCAAATTAACACAATGGAAATCAACGAACTGTTGTGCAAAATAGTCCAAACAAATCAATGCGATGTAACTGTAATATTACTTAAGAGAGCTGATCCGAACTATGTCGATGCTGACGAAAAATTTCCCCTGTTTTATGCATACGAAAGCAAAAATTTATTGCAGATGAAAATATTACTGGCGCACGGGGCAAATGTAAACAAACAATACAAGGAATTTTCTTTGTTACAATATTGTTGCGATGATCCAACTCCAGAGGATATGATAAGATTGTTGATGGATAACAAAGCAGATCCGAACATACTATATCCAGGAAACGTCCCACTGATAAAATATTTAACTAAAAATAAATCATTTAGTATCATTAAAATAATCGCATCATATCCACGTACAAATTTAAATCTGGTTGACGATCGTGGCGCGACGGCGTTCAGATCCGCATGTTCTTATGGTTTTCTTGATATTGCAATTCTCTTGTTAGACAAAGGAGCCGATCCAAATATTCAAGGTAATGAAGGTTACACTGCATTAATTCGATCAGTTATTAATGGCAGAAATAATGTTACAGCGACTTTATTGTTATATGATGACATTAAATTAGATCTACAAGATGATGTTGGAAATACTGCGCTACACTATGCATGTATTGGAAAAAAAATAGATATTATTAATCTTTTATTGTTACATGACGCCTGTTTCAATATTAAAAACAAGGAAGGACTAACCGCGACAGAAATAAATGAAGATGAAGACATTGCGCTGTTTTTCAAAAAATATAACAAAAAATACAACAAAAAAAGGTCTTTGGTGATAAATGTCCCTAAACAACTAACGCAATTACTGTTTACAGTACCCATTGCGCAACAGCACCGACCTAAAAAGATATGTACCATCGATCGCGGTTCTTTTTATCAAACTTGGAATAACGTTTTTCATTGTTGGAACAATGCTGAACAAATTCCGCATGATATCGTGCATCATAAAATACAATGTGAATATGTCGATGAAAAAATACCTCATCACATAATAAACACTGATAAGGTGAGATTTTTTTCGATCATGGACGACGATGGTAAATATAAATATGGCGAAAATATGTACACTTAGAAGATTAATAATCTATTCATCTTCTAATCGCATCTTTTAAATTTTTTTGCATTAAAAACCATAAAATAATCATGGCAATATCATTGCATATGCCAAATTTCTTGATGATATTTTTGATCAAGTAATAAATGTCAATCGTTGTAACGTTGCCACAATTTATAGTTATCGAACTCGCAAATTTCTCTTTTATTATAACCCGGGCAGATGTGTTTGATAGTAATATCTTTTTATAAAATATATTTATGATATCGTCAACGCGACCATCATAAGCTACGTGCGACTCTTCAAATTTTATTATTCTACCTTCAAACGAACACGTTATGTTATCGATAAGGCTTAATCCAACTCCTAATATTTGTTCATCCAATGATGTTTGCTTTGCATAATTTTCGTAAGGGACATGATTCGGATCACTAATTTTAACGTTTCGGTCGCCGTCGGGCCAAAAAATATAAGATAATAGATTTAAATTTACCCGTCCGTGGTAATATGAGTGCATGTACGGAATCAGATTCATTTTGTTGCACCATTCTAAGAAAAAAGGTAATCCAGATATCCATATACCATAATAGTAACAATATATGTACCATATACTCAAAGAATGCACAAATTGGTAAAATATATCTTTCCACACGAACAATGAATACATACACAACATAGTATGATATGCTAACAATAATCCAATAAAGCGGAATATATATTTGTGATTTTCAAAACGAAAATAATCACGCACAAATAAACTTAATACTATTGCGGTATCTAGTATGGATGCATAAAATAATAAATTGCTTTGGAATGATAAAATCAAAAACAAATTTACCGCAACAAAAGACACTTTTAGACGATCATACAAATGTATTACGAAATTTGCCAGTATAAATAACCATATCACATCTGACCCATCCCTGATTGACCGTATATATGCGACCAATAGTGTTATGATTAACATATAATCGTTATCGATAAATATGATAATGTTGTATAGTACAAATAATACAAAATAGAGAATAACAAATAAAGTGATAGCATAATTCGTAAATCTAGAAATAACAACTATTGCAACCATCAAACATTGCAGCAACGTTATCTGAGATGCAATAATTCGTAAACCAAAAAAATATATTCGCGCAAAAGATATTACGAACACTGCGAACACAAATGACAGATAACTTATTTCATCGTACGATATAAATTGCATATTGGAATAGCAATAAATACATATCACTATTAATTCGATAAAACATTTCCAACGTGACTGCATCTTTGTATCAATTATCATAATATAACATCCTGATTCTGCAAATATCAATTTTTTTATTTATCAAAATAAAAATCCCACCCGAATATTGTTTTTGCGCAAGGGCAGATAATTAAGTAACAAAGTCACAATCAAAATCATCAATAATATCTGCGTGTGTTTTGACCATGCAGATATATGAACCGATTGTACCAACCATTTCTAAGATTTGTCTTTTATCTATCAAATCAGCTGACAAACAACGATTTTATTTCTTTTTCATGCATTACCGAGAATATATTTTTGGCGATGTTATTTTCGCAGCTTGACATGTTTATTAGTAATAGGTAACAAAATTTTATGTATTAAAAATTGATTTATCTAATGCTAACGAACGTACTATTGAATAACAAAATAACTTATGGAATATGATGATGTTTTTTTGGAACTAGGTAGATTTCTGAGCGATAAGCAAAAAATTTATCTTGCGTCGACATCGACAAGAATGAATTGTTTGAAATTGAAATTTCGATATCAGAAAAGGATGGATGTTTGGGACATAATTAGTTTGCCATACTTTGATAATTTTGAATCGATCAAAATATTATCACCAGACGAAATACGACCGAAATGTGTCAAATATATTTATTTTTTATCGGAAACGACGAACATTCCATCCGATGTAACGCATTTGCAGTTTAGCGATGAATTTGATCAATCTATAGAAGGATGCATTCCAAATTCGGTTACGTATTTGAAATTTGGAGAAGCATTTGATAAACCGATTAGAGTTTGCATACCATCATCCGTTACTCACTTAACATTCGGAGAGAATTTTAATGGATCTATTGAAGGGGTTATTCTGTCGTCAGTAACATATTTACAATTTGGCAATCGTTTTAACCAACAGATAAAAGATTACATCCCATCATCTGTTACACATTTGATATTCGGTTTTAGTTTTAATCAATCCATAAAAGGTTCCATCCCAAATTCCGTTACATATTTAAAATTCGGTGAAGAATTTAACAAACCAATTAGAGATTGCATTCCGCCATCTGTCACTCACTTGATATTTGGAGATGATTTTGATCAACCTATCGAAGATGCCGTTCCATCATCAGTAAAATATTTGAAGTTCGATTATTGTTTTGATCAACCGATTAAAGGTTGTATCCCATCATCTGTCACACATTTAATGTTTGGCGTCTGCTTTAACCAACCAATTGAAGATAGTATTCCATCATCGGTGACCTATTTGGATTTTGGTCCCAATTTTAACCAACCTATAGATGGTCATATACCATCGTCTGTGATACATATTGGGTTTTATTATGATTTTAGATACTCCATTAATAATTTGCCATTAACAGTCAAACGAGTAAGCTTGGATATAGATTATAATTTGCCAATAGATGAATCTGTAGCGAAGAGGATAAAAATTTGGCGTTACGGTGAAGAATGTGAAGATTAAAAAAATTGAAAAAAACATCCATATTCGGTTACTCTTAGATTAAGAGCAACAGAAATGAACAAATCGCTAACAATAACTTTTCGAAAAACAGATAACGACGAAATAATCAATTCGTTGATCTTTACCAAAATCAAAAAATTCAAAAGATTAGGTACGTTACATATCAAAAGAAGCGTGAACATGTTCGCTGGAGATTTTAGAAGAACAGACTTTGGAGAAGGAATATATATTTTATTTAAGATAGACGGTTGCATATTATTGAGTAAAGATCAAATTACGAAAGATGACGTCAAGAAGATAAAATTTAAGTTTTATGATCAAGTTTGTGTCGGTGAGGATCACATGATGGGATTCTTTGATGATAAAATTTTTGATAAAATAGTTGCAGATCATGATTATTTTCCAGATTTAGTTGATAATAAAAAAGCAGGTAAGTTATACGAAGCCGATTTTGAAGATCTAAAAGTTGGAACAGAAAAGATAGGATATATGATAAGTACTAAATGTGGAACTGCATTTCCTCCTTTAGTTTGTATGAGAGATGATAGGAATTTGATCATATTAGGATCAAAGTTGATGACAAAAATATATCGATGATTATGATAACTAGAATTTTTAGTTATCATAATTATTAAAAAATTGATAAAAAAAGTCTCAAATGTATATTGACTCAATCAATTGGAAATAACATACCTTTGGCTGTTACACAGATAACATTTTCAGGTCCCGGATTTGGACAAGAAAAATCAATTGGATTAATAACAATAAACGCAATTGCATTGCCAATATTACTTATTGGCAGCACTTGGTTAGCGTCTAAGCGCTGATAATTCATTAATTTTTAATTAACAAATTATGTGCTATATTCTGGATAAACATTGCAATCATTATCTATCTTGAATCCCGTAAGAGAAATATTACTAATTTGATCATAATCGCCGTCATAATACTTATCGCAATATCTAAAATATGTATCATTTATCAAACCCATAATTTTTCGAAGAGAGAATCCGTCAGCAGATTTATATTTGTATTTATGTGAATCAATGATTATTCTTATTTCATTATTTTTGGTAACTCGTTTGGACCAATCGTTACCTCCTTCTGTAAAACTCATTGTAAATCCATCTTTACACAAATCTGCCCAACCTTTTAATTCATATTCCTTTTTAGAAGACATTTTGATGCTAATATGATGATAAAATTCATGTGACACTGATTATTATTCAATTTTTTCTACAAAAAATTGATAATATTTTTATCACAATATGTATTATCGTTTTATAAGTAATATGTTATCCTTGCACATAGACGCGTTATTACATATTGGTTATTATTTGGTAGACTATGATAAGATACGATGGTCATTTGCTTGCGCTGAATTGAATAAGTTAAAATACAAGTTTAGATATTGTGATGAAATATCTGTCGGTAAAATAATTGAGTTACCATACTTTGATAATTTTGAATTTGTAAATGTATCGTATGGCGTTACCGCTCGTCCAAAGTTTGTAAAGTATATTTGCTACACTGTGAATTTTGGGATACCTCCGAATGATGTTACCCATCTAAAAATAAATGGTTATCCATATACTAAATATATAAAAATTACGATTCCATCAACAGTAATACATTTAACGTTCGGGGACAGTTTCAAGCAAACAGTCCGAGATTGTATTCCATCGTCAGTGACCCATTTAACATTTGGTGACCAATTTGATTGTTCAATAAAAAATAGCATTCCATCATCAGTCACTCATTTAAAATTCGGCCTCTGTTTTAACCATCCGATCAAAAATAGGATCCCTTCATCAGTAACGCATTTAACATTTGGCTATTTATTTGATCAATCTATCGAGAGTATTCCTTCATCAGTGACGCATTTGACGTTCCCTATGATACGTAGCCCAATAAGAAACGAGCTTCCAAAATCTGTAACACATCTAACAATTAACGTTGAGAAAATTGATATTGAAGAATGTGTATCAGATTCGGTGACGCATTTGACATTTGATGATGAATTTAATGAATCGATAGGAGGACACATTCCACAGACAGTGACGCATTTGACATTTGGACATCGTTATAATCAACCGAACGTTTACATACCATCGTCAGTGACACACTTGACATTTGGCAATTCTTTTAACCAGCGAATAACTAATATTCCGGCGTCCGTTCAATATTTAACTTTTGGTTATCATTTTAACCGATCAATAGCAAATCTTCCTACATCAATCACACATTTAACATTTGGCCATAAATTCGCCCAAATGATTAACGAAATACCTTCATCCGTGAAAGAAATAGTCTTGCACGAAGAATATAAGAAATACATAAGCGAACATCTGATGTCTAGAATAAATATAACAAGAACCAAATAAAATTGATAAAATAATGCACATATTTCATCAATCTTAATATTGAACAAAATGAAAACTGAAAAGATCGAAGGAATTGTTTCTTTGCTAAAAACTGAGAACATTGTTATCATAAATGCACTCTTTGAATCAGGGTTTATGACGATTGATATGTTGAAAACTGCGATGAGCGAATATATGGATCAGCGCAACAAATATGTACGAATTTGTTTTATAGTAGCATTGGTAGATTTATTTGACGTGATTGAAGATAAAGAATTTCTTGATGATTTGATTAGTTTATTTTCCGGTTGGAATTGCGGCACCATAATATGGGATGAAAGTGTGATGCAATCTTTCATAAAATTAGTAAATTTAGATGGTAAAATGCCAATGTATTGTTTAGTGGGTTTACCTTATGATGCGTTTTTATACTATATCGAAAAAAATGAATTTAGCGCTACGTTTGAATCTACTGGCGATTATGGAAATCAAGATCCAAAAGTAAAAGATTTTATAAATGAAAAATTGCAAACTGACATTGAATCATTTAGCTTAGAGCATTTACTAACGTATTCATTGTTATGTATTATAAATAAGGAAAATATGACAATATGTATGGGAGAAATATATAATAGGTCAGCGATCGATCGTTTGATGATACGAGTGGCATATTCGACGAGAAGCACAACATTAGTTGATGAACATATGGCACAATGTCAATATCAAAATGAATTTTTATTTCTGTGTTCACTTTTATCTATTAATGATGGCAATAAAACATTGAATGATGAATCATTATCTTTAAAAAGATTTCTTGAATCGAATGAGGAAGCATTTTCGATAGCGAAAATGATAAAGTCGTACAGATGGGCTGGTACAGGTGAAGATCTTCAGTTTGTAATTCCCAAACTTAATAGGCTGATGGAAATGTATGGTTGAGTTTTTTTCGTACATAAATATATATATGAAAGAAAAGTTGATCAAAGAGAAGTTTTGCAGATTGGACGCGAAATGTTCCAGGTAAAAAAAAAAGTCAATATGGATTCACGTTCCAGAAAATAGAGTTTATTGTGTGTTTGATAATATGATTCGAGCAGGTATGCCCTGCCTAAAATTAAATGCTCTGGGTTATAATTCTATATTCAATCATATTCAATCTATTGTTAGTAGAATGAATAAGTACATTAGTATTTACTTTGCCTACCCATGGAGACTTAAAGGCAACCTGGCACAATGCTTCGGAAATATAGATCCATTCAACATTTAATTGATTATTGAATGTTACATGCAATGTTGCTGCCAAGAACCGGCCAGAGATTTGCGCACATCATTCAATTGATTATTAAATGTTACATGCAATGTTGCTGCCAAGAACCGGCTAGAGATTTGCATACATTATTCAATTGATCATTAAAAGTAATATGCAATATTGCTGCCAAGAACTGGCAAGAGATTTGCATACATCATTCAATTGATTATTGAAAGTAATATGCAATATTGCTGCCAAGAACTGGCTAGAGATTTGCATACATTATTCAATTGATCATTGAAAGTAATATGCAATATTGCTGCCAAGAACTGGCTAGAGATTTGCACACATTATTCGATTGATCATTGAAAGTAATATGCAATATTGCTGCCAAGAACCGGCTAGAAATTTGCACACATTATTCAATTGATCATTGAAAGTGACGTGCAATATTGCTGGCAAGAACTCCTCTTTTGTAATAAAATTATATATATCCAAACGTACATGTGCACATTCGAACTTCGAAAGTTTAATCAAATGATTTTTACTAACTGTAAACAATATTGATAATTAAATTTTTTTACTTATCAACTTCTTCTAAATATTATCTGGTAAATAATACTACATTTCATTTTGATAATTTTTAAATTAATAAATTAATAAATTATGCGTTAACACATTCTTTCCATAAGAAAATCATTGAAAGAGAAGACAGAAACGGATTTGAAAAAATCTTCTCCGTCATGATACAACCATGTACCTTTGTGAAGTTGCATAACAGTGCGTCGGCCTTTAACAATAAATTTCACTCCATTGTCTAATGTGTAATCAATGTTTTTTTCGCGAAAAAAATGCTCCACATTTCTCATGTAAAGTCCATTATTTATGCGGTGTAAAATACTGACACGAGATTTCTCCTCTCTAAGGAAATCAGAGAAGGTGGTTGATGAGCACTTGGTTTGAAGTTGATCAACATAAGTTTCAAAAGATATCTTCTGATTTTGATCACCCTTACTAAGGAAATCAGAAAGAGTAGGTTTAGTAGACAAGTGTTCGACAAAATCATAAAAAGAAAACTCTTGTGTTTGACCTTTAGTCGTGATAACCAACGTTTTCAAGGATGTGATTTTGATAGTAATATCTACAATTTTACCATCATTTTTAATGTGATAATCATCCCACAAAGGAGTAGGGGTGGTACTAAAAGAAAGTTCAGCAGCGAGTAACGTCACTTCAAGTTGGGTGATAAGATTTTTTATCGACATTTTTAATAAGGTTCCATTATAATGGAACTGCCTCAAAATAAATATTTCATTTTTTTTAATTAGATAGGGAATAACCAGATAATATTCTGGATTAAATTTACTCATTATTATGTTGCCCATTTATATATTTTGTGTCGAACACGAAAATAAAAAAATTGATTATTTAAAATCCAGACGGTTCCATTTGTTATTAATCAAATCATCAACCAAATGAATTGCGCTCATCCAAATTGTTGCTCTCCAACCTGTGTTTCAGACTCGACACCTGAAAAACACAAGTCTTTCTTCTTGTCTGAAAAGGCATTAGAACATTGGAACATCATTTACGATGGGAAAGTTCCTAATCCTGTTTGTCCTGTAGATGACGAACAAGTTGGAGTAATTTGCCGTTTAAACAAAAAGTTTCCAAAAGTTGTAGCACCCATCGTTGCACTAAAAAATGAATTAATTTACGCAAATGGTACTATGGTTGTCGAAAATTGTCGTCGTCTTGACAGAATTATTGAGCCCGTTTTCTTTGCACAAGTTGGTACGAAACATGAATGTGTTGAATTGACTTTGAGAGCTGGGAAAATCGGGCATGAATTTCGTGCATATCATTTTATGGAGAAGGAATTTACCTCAAAAGTTAGAATAATGGAGGACGTTACTTTTCTTTTTCCTGCAGAGACAAAATGCAACACAAAGGGCAAACAACAACAGGACATCTTTTCCCTTATTCGAAACGGCGACAATGGTTCATCATTTGTTGCGTTTTGGATTCTCCCAAAAGGAGTTCAAATTTTAAGTGATGATGGTACTTGTATCATATCAAACCCTGGTAATAAAAGAATACGATTAAATCCTGGATTTAGACGTTTCGAAGTTACCGTTGGAACAAAAATTGCATCTGGAAAAATTAAAGCTACCACAAATGAAATCATAACCAAAGTTGGGGTTGATATGTTGTATTCTAAATTTGATTGATCGGATTTTTAATCAAGATAAATATTATATTGATTAAAGTCTGAATAAAAATACAGAATTAGATGGTTGTTAATTGGCAATATTTATCATTTAGCCATATTAAAATTACAGAATTACCAGAAACCATTGGAAAAAATATTATTGCACGATAATTAAATTACAGAATTACCGGAAACCCTAGGACAGCTTAGTAATTTGCAAGAATTATAGTTGCACGATAATCGAATTACAATGTTACCTAAAACCATAGGACAACTTCATAATTTAGAACAATTATTCTTTTTCAATAATCAAATCACAGAATTATCGGAGACAATAGAACAACTTGTTAATTGTGAGACCATACAATAAAAAATTGAATTTATTATTATATGACGAGTATATCATTAAGAAAGAAAAAAAAATGGACAATAGGGACATATTATATCAAATATTTAGTCAATTAGATTTAAATAATATTGTAAGATGTTCTACAACCAACAAACTTATAAATCGTATTTGTGATTTACAATATGCAAGATTAATAAATGACTATGAAAATATTCTAAAAAATTTCTGTTATAAAAATTCCTACAAACAAATGTATATAGCTTGTTATGAATTAGAATGTTTCGTTAAAAAATATTCTGTTCTTAATTTATCCGATTTTTTTTTACAGAACACGTTACGCCTTGGCGATAAAAGTATTATTAAGTTACCAAAAGCAATAGGAGAACTTAATAATTTGCAAGAATTATGGTTGAGTGATAATAAGATTACAAAATTACCAGAAACAATAGGACAACTTGATAATCTTCAAAAATTATCATTGTCCCATAATCAAATTACAGAATTACCGGAAACAATAGGACAACTTGATAATTTGCGAGAATTATGGTTATATGATAATGAAATTATAAGAATACCAGAAGCAATAGGACAATTTATAAATTTGCGATATTTATTGTTGAGTGATAATCAAATTACAAAATTACCAAAGGCAATCGGACAACTCGTTAATTTGCTACAATTATCGTTGCGTAATAATAAAATTACGAAATTACCAAAAACAATAGGACAACTTGTTAATTTGCAAACATTATCGTTAGATTACAACAATATTATAAAATTACCAGGAGCAATAGGACAACTCGTTAATTTGCGAGATTTATGGTTGAGTAATAATAAAATTACGAAATTACCAAAAACAATAGGACAACTTGTTAATTTACGAGCATTATTATTAGGTCATAACAATATTATAAAATTACCGGAAACAATAGGGCAACTTAGTAATTTGTTCGAATTATCGTTGAATAATAATCAACTTACAAGATTACCAGAAACAATGGGAGAACTTATCAATTTGCGATGTTTATGGTTGAATAACAATAAAATTACAGAATTGCCGGAAACAATGGGACAACTTTTAAATTTACAAAAATTATGGCTGGATAATGATCAAATTACAAAATTACCGCGGACGATTGGACAACTTGTTAATTGTAGAATCATACGATAAAAAATTAAATTTATTATTGTTTGACATTATTCTTTTTTTGGATCAAAAAAATCGATATTTACACAGTTAAAAATGGAAAATATTGCAAAGTTAGACGCAATTTTTACAACAGAGAGAAAAAGGAAACAAGGTCTTCGAGATGTTTATGATCGTAGAAGAAGAGATCAATGTCTTTTTTTAGAAACAAGGATGCGATCATTGTTACAAAATCCAATCTCGTGAGGGGAACATATATCCGGTGAAACTTTTTATCCAACAGATTGTCCTAGATTTTTTTAGGACACATAATAGTCTGCCAGATAGCAGAATAAAATTTAGTACTAACAAATATACAGGGGTGAAATTGATCAGCACAAATATAAATTTAAATGACAACACAATAGCATATACTTTATCAATATGTGCATGTCCTTGAATCTCCAATGATTTTCTTTATCAAAGATAAAAAAAATCATTTCTCATCATGAACTTGAATGATCTTATCGATAAAAGGATCATCATCAAAATTCTGTTTTGATGAAACGATTTGTCTAAAATAATCTTCGTTTTTTGCAAAAAACTTAACAGAATCGGCATGATATCTATAGATTTTCGTTTGCGTGATACATAAAGGAAAAAAGATTTGGCCTGATTTGATTAAGATTTCAATCAGTTCAACGCATCCATCTTTAATTAGTTCTTGCAAAAACTTATTATTATGGATATACGGTTTCGCGCGGCCATCGTTCAATAGTAACTGAATTATTTCTATTCCATTGGCATCCTTTTCTTCTTCGCGTTGGTTTCGATATATCTCATTATAAACGTCGTGTGTCGCTAAATAATAATTTATCGGTTGTGATTTACTGTGCAAACAATATTTGACGCTGTCAACCCTAAGATAAAGCAATGAATCTCTGAAAAATGTATGGCCGTTAAACACTGGATCGATATTTTTTGAGCGTAAAAATTCCCCGGCATATTCATCACTAACCAAATAATCATAATTTCTCCGAGCATATTTTTCGTCTCGTTCAATTTCACCATTTACATCCCAGGTAAAATATTTATGTTGCAAAACAATCGGAATTATTTTTCCTTTGTTTTCGAACCTATGCATTGTTATTATCCAATGTAATAATTGATGTTTGTCGATTACTTTACTAACATAATCCATTTCCAACAGATATTGAATAACCTCAACGTTAAAATATTCAGAAGACCGAATATTTTGTTCCAACATGTCAGAAAAAACGGATCTCCAAGTTTTTTCTGCACAAAAAATGCGATCATACGTGTTGAAAATAAAATCAATCACTTTTGATGACAATTGTCCGTCGCGCAAACAAGTAATTACTGACTTAAAAAAATTGTCATAATCGAGTCTGGTCTTTAATTCGTCAAAGAGAAGTTCGTAAGCTTCGATTGAACTAAATTCTATATATCCAATTTGTTGAATACAAATGTTAAGCACTCGAATCCATTTTTGTTCATCATAATGTCCATCGATTTCTGTTATTTTTTTAGAAATGATTCCAACATTATGCGCAATTAATGTTTTCATCATGCTAAATTTTTCTTTTTTAGCTGCTGTTAAAATTGCAAATGAATCGCAACACTGTGGATTAATCGCAAAGGAATCTATTAATAATTGAACTATTGGAATATGACCCAGTGATGCAGCTAACATATATGCAACATTATAATTAAATGGAACTTTTTCGCGCATACCTATCTTCACTGCATCATAATCACCAATGGTTAGTGAATAGAAAAATTTCGTTACTGCATCATTTGTTTCTAAGCAATTCGAACTAATAAATCGGTCGATGTTTAACGATTTATCCGGGATTGAGATATTGTAAATCCTAGTTGTTAAACTAGAATAGTTGTATTTTTTGGGTTTAAAACTAGTAACATCCACATCATCTTGAATCCAATTATCATGGATTGCGTACAAATTATCAAGCAACGTTGATGTTTGATGATGAACTAACTTGTAGTTTTTTCCTATTTTTTCGGTGTCGAATAGCTTGAAGAGTGCCCCACTGCAACTTACCAAAGCCATAGCCGATCTCATCGGTAAAAAATCAAGAATGTTGAACAAAATGTCTTGATTCAGGGGAAATTTTGTTTTGGCCTTTTTCTTGCTCTTGTTTTGCCTCCTTTTCTTCATTTTTTATATATAAACTAAAATAATGGAACATTCATACTATAAATTTATCAATTTTTTTGATGGCGACTATTCATAAATACAAAGGATTTTTTCATCTTTTGATGAAAGAATCATTTCTCATCATTTTATACATAAACTAACATAATAGAATGTCCGAATAATATTTTTTGCTCAGCTAATAATATTAGCTGAGCAAAACACTATCATGTTTTTGGATAATTTTGTCACAAAATGACCCAGTTATGCTTATTAAGCTATCCTGATAATCATAACATTCAACTATTTGGGGATAGTAAGTTTTATGTGATGCGAAATATGCAATCATTTCGGAGTTGCATCTGAAGTCATTAAAATTTACCAAATAATAAGGAAAAAAAACCTTACCGGAATCTATTAATACTTCAACAAGTTTGATAAATTTTGCATCTATTGCTCGTTTAAAAAAATTATTACTGTCCAAATGAGGACAAGTTCTATCGTCGTCCAATAATAATTTAACAATCGTTACGCATTTTGATAATCGTTCTTCGTCTAGTTCTTTTAGCGCATAATCAAAGCGCAATATGTCACCAATATGGTTAAAAACATCGTTAATTGCCAGAAAATAATCCATTTCTATCGACTTTGATGTCAAACAATACTCGACCGTGGCAACATCTAATGCCCCAATAGCTACCCATAATAATCTGCAATTATCGAACGTTGGGTCAACATTTTTATCCCTTAAAAATTTTCGAGTTTTGTCGCTTTGTTTACATAATTGCACGCAAATTTTGGTATTATTTTTGTCCAAGTTTTCGGGCAAGATTAAGTGATTCAGAAAAATTTCGACAATTTTATCTTTGGTTACAAAGGATTTTAAGTCACTATACTTGAGATTTCCTTTTTGCAGGCCAAATAAAAAATCTATCATTTCAAGATTATCATTACGTGTAGCTGTCCAAAGTGCAATTGAGAGAAATGATTCCCAATATTCCATAGAAGCCACATCGATATGGGCCATCAGTAATTTTATTGTTTTGCATGAATTAATACTATAGGATACTCCCATCAATATTCTATTTTCTTTTTTTGCAAAAACAGATTTTAATATCAAAAACATTACATCTATCATACTGTTATCTACTTTGTCCTTTTCATAACACAAAAACATTTTGCCAGTTGTTTTTATTAAAAACCTTTTCCACAACTTAATATTTTCTGGAGTGACGATTTTTTCACCATGTCTTAGTACATGTGCTAGTAGGCAGGAGTCGTTTGATTCCATAGCAAGATGTAACATAACATCATAATGTCCTATCGTATTTACGTCTGGATCATTATTAATAATCATTTCGATTGCATCTGGGCGATTTGCCCGCACTGCTAGGACAAGCGGCTGCCAACCTATAAATTGATATGAAAGGTGACATTGAAAATTATTCCAATTTCTTTTCACAACGGAATATAAATAAATTAGTCGGGCAGCCATATCAATATCAGTAAAATTCAAAAAATCGATAAATGAACACTCTAATTTTTTTGCACGTGGTAAAAAATCGTCAATCGCAGTTTTGATATTTTTAATATTATCGGAAAGCTCATCGATTTCATAATCGCAATAACAAAATTTTTCCATGTTTTGCATCAAAATAATTTTTTCTCGTCGAATTGACAAATAATTTTGTCCTGTTTCTGAGACGCAAAATTGATTATGCATTCTTTTATTGCATGCAATCCATTGCATAACAGTCTGTAAAGGCAAATAATCCATCACTCCGAATAAAATATCATTTCTGTAAATGAATCGATTATTTTGGCGGCACTCATTTGTTGTTTTCTCGTTTGCAATTATGTCGCACCGAATACGTTCAATGTTCGCTTTGAACTCTTCTTCTTTCTTTTGACGCTCAGCTTCTCGCCTAGCCTTTTTTTCGGGTGAATCCTTCCTTCTTTGTTTTTTCGGTTGCCGATACATCTTTAATATCATCAACATATTGGACGTCCCAATAACTAACAATTTCAATTTTTTTAAAACTGAAATTGTTGTCACTCAATTACATGCCTTAAATCCTTCAACTGGAGCCAATTTTGCATTTTCAATATCAAATTCTGAACTAAATCTAGCAATGATCTGTTGGAATGTTGGTCTATCAAATGCAGGGATGCACCAACAATCTCGTAATAATTTCTTGAAATGTTGAGGCCATGAAAAATCAATTTCTTCCTGTGTACCCATATTAAGTAAATGCACGACGGCCATCTCATCATAAGTAACAAATGGTATTTTTCGTTTACGCATTTCCCACAACAGCATAGCATATGAATAAACGTCGTTCAGTTGTACTATTTCTATATTTTCATAATGTTTTGCATATTCTCTTTGAAAAGTTTCTGGTGCTCGCCATCGGACACTTACTTGCCCACATTTAAATGCACCAATAGTACTATGTTCTAATTTTGTTTTAGTAAGACTAAAATCGGCCACTTTGATGACCAAATCATTAGTTACAAAAATGTTACTGCTTTTTAGGTGTTTATGATTTATCCTATTGGAAAACAAATAGTCCATTGCAAGGGCCATCTGGTTACCAAAATTATAAATGTTTTCCCAAGATAGAACAAAGTTATTATAAAAGGACGCTAAAGAATGAGGAGCGAGTTCAAATACTGTAAAAAAAACGTACGGACACATACCATAAAATTTTAATATATTTGGGTGAGATGTGTTTTTGTATATATCAAATTCTTTATAGAGATGTTTTGGTAATTCTTTCATTTTATACATTTTAATCGCAACAACCTGATCCTTAAATTTTCCTTCAAAAATATCGCAAAATGGTCCACTACCTCCAATAATTAGTTTGCCTGTGAAGATTTGATCGTCGGTTATCTCAAATGCCATTTTTACTAGTACCTATTTAGTAGACACATCCTATTCTTTCTTTTTTCAATTTTTAAAAAAAAGATGTGGATTTGCCGGCGTATTTGCGTCCCAGGTTATAATTGATAATAAATAATATTAACGATTATCTCTCAATGTGCGTTGAATTCTTCAATATGTCTATCATTTACTCTAAAACATATTGACATACTGATAGCGTTATTGTTATGATATAAATAATCCGACTTTTGGGTTAAAATTTGACGCCTGGATAAATCATTCTCGGGATCATTTTAATCCGTTATCGGATTATAATATTACATAATAATCAAATTTTCAATTTTTTTTGTAAAAAATTGAAAAATATATTTCCGGAGGTTCCATTAATAATCTTATCATACATACATACACACAAATGTTTCCTCACGTTTTCACATTCGATCAAGTTCAAGATTCTATTGCAAAAATAGCCAAAAAAAATAAAGAAAAATATGTTTATCTTACAGAAGAAGACGAAGAAGAACATGATCTCCTTCGTTTAGAAGAAGAGAGAAGGACAACAAGTCAAATATTCAAAAAATATCTTGTTTGGATTACCATCGAAGAAAACGTGATCGCGTTTGATGAATCAACTGGATTTTTAAGCGTTTGGGGATGGAATCAAGATTCGACCTTTTTTGTTGTAGACGAAGAAGCTTTCGAAGCTTCGACCGAACGAATTACAGAAGAACAAGGAGATTTGGAACTGCTTTTTGAGTTCCTCGCGAACAACAAAAATCATACAGCAGGTTATAACCAACTGCGCAAGCTAAATTAATAATTTTAACAATCTGTTAAAAAAATTGATTTATTACAGAATCCTTCTTACATAGGATAAGATTATGAGAAAGAAACATGTTTTAGCTTACGATCAGCGGATAATCGATAATCGATGTTAGCGAATAGCTGTCAAACATGGCGACAGGGGACATCTAATCGAAACGCGACAGGATTATGCTTTAACGGTTTATACAGCGCATTACCATACGAACAGGTCAAAAACATTTTTTTAGAAGTTTTAGAAAAGATAGCGATTGAATATATCGAAAATCTAAGAACGCAGGATTGCTTATCTTTCAAATCATCACGAAGATATCTGGAAAATTTTATATACGCCATGTTACAAAGTTATACATAATCCTCATTTCGAATCTAAAGAAACATTACAGTTTTGCGATACGATTCCAATAAAAAGGAACATTATTACTAGTTCGATCATTAATTTAGGTACAGAGATATCAGCTCCTAAAGAAAAAATCACTCGCCATTGTTGTTTGAAATTAACGTTGCTTTCGTTGTTTTGAACAGATTGTTTTCGTTATTTTGAACCGATTGGCAATTCTTAATTTTGTTTAGAATTGCCGATGATTATTATTGGTTGGAGATTTGCATATCGATTCAATAGATTATTGGCTAGAGATTTGCATATCAATTCAATAGACCATTAAAATCACATGCAACGTGACTGCTAAGGCGTACACATAATGCCGCATTTAACACATAGATATTTTATTTCGTCGTTCGTTACATATAACGCAAGGATTGGGGGAATGGGTTGGAATTTCTGTTTCGCAGTCGACACAATACTTTGGATTTTCAATATCGTAGTCCATACAGTCCATTTTGGCAGTAGTAAATTTGTTAAATATAACGACGATCGTAGCATTTAATTTTTCAAATTTTAGGTGACTCATTCAATATAATTACGAAAAAATTATTATCTACATATATAATAAATGAACGAAAACAATAATATTTGTCCTCATCAATGGTTCTACTACGCAGATAGTAACGGGGATGACTTGCAAATGGTGATAAGGGAAATCAAAGATCCATTATTTATTCCGATAGGTTATGTAGGATCTAAATTTGGATTTACAACTGGTAGTTTGATATTCCGAAGATTTTTAGCCTTATTGAACGTTAGAAATATACCTGTCCAAGATGGTTATAACGAAACAGTAAGCAGTGATGAAAATTTTCAACAAGGTATTGCAAGTTCACCAATACCAATCCAATTTTTAGGTGATACATTATGGGGAGGGGACGTACTTTTGCCTTCTCCTGAAAATGCTGTTCCATTAAGTAAATATCCGTCGCATATTTTGTTGCGGAAAGCTATTTTTAGAGCTTTAAGAACGGGGAAAAAATTTAGTATAAGATTGTCTGGGCCAGCTACAGATCTTGCGCGCGATCTTGAAGCCAATAAAGATTTAGATATCTCTAATGCGATTCACGAAATACGAATATCTGGTGGAGCGATTAACGTTCCCGGTAATTTATTCACCGTTCCCACTAATACTGTCGCGGAGTTCAATGTTTATCTTGATCCACAAGCATTTGTAAATGTATTATCTGCTGCTACACATCATAATATTCATGTAAATATGATTCCATTAGATGCGACTGATTACTGTCCAATTGATCGATCATATTTTAATTCTTCTCTGCAAGAAAGTACTTTTATAACAACAGAAGGCAAATCGATAGGTCTCTTTTTTGAAAATGTCAAAGCTGCTTTCGGTGACGCAGTATTTTTTAATGATGCAAACATCCCTGGTGGAGGCTTCTATCAATGGGATGCGTATACGAGCAGGTTAGATGAAACGTATGACTGGAAAAAGAGTTTTTATAACGTTGAAACGACTCCACTTATAGCAACTTCTGGCAAAATATATCAAACATCACCAGAAAAAGGATATCCAATTCGTGTTGGCTTTAAATATGATTGCTCATTGTTCAGAAAAAGATGGAAACCGATTTTTGACAAACCTTATTTTGGCGACGGAAATCATATCGCATCAATTGAATGCGAGAAAATATCATTTCAATGTTGATAATATCATATAACGAAAATTATATGATATTATGATCAATTACCAGAAGCAAGAAAAAATAAAATGAACAACAGTGATATAATATACCAAATATTTGATCAATTAGACTTGGATGATATCGTAAGATGTTCAACGATTAATAAACTTATAAACCGTATACATGGTTTACAATATGCAATATTAATAAATGACAACGCGAATATTTTAATAAATCTTTTTAATAAAAATTTATACAGACAAATATATATGGTCGCCATAATGAGTGGCGTTTCGATTCTTGAACATTATCTTTATATCGATTCAACGAAATAATATAAAGATAGCATTCAAGAATCGAAACGCCACTCATTATGGCGACCATATAGCGTGTTATGAATTAGAAGATTTTATTAAAAAATTTCCTGGACTTGATTTAAATTTTTTTTCTACAAAAAAATTATACATTACTTACAAAAATATGATTAAGTTACCAGAAATAATAGAACAACTTATTAATTGTAAGATCATACGATAAAAAATTGAGTTTTTTATTGTAAGACAAATATTCTATTAAGAAAGAGCAAAATGGACCAAAGTGATATAGTATACCAAATATTCAATGAATTATCATTAAACGATATTGTAAGATGTTCAACTGTAAATAGACTCATAAATCATATATGCGATTTACAATATGGGCGATTGATAAATGACTATGAGAATATCCTAGCGAACCTTTTTTATAAAAACTCGCACAAACAAATGTATGTAGCTTGTTATGAATTGGAAGGTTTTATAAAAAAATATGCGGACCTTAATTTATTCGATTTTTCTACGGACGTATTAGATATTCAATTGAGAAATATCATTAAGTTGCCAAAAATGATAGGACAACTTAGTAATTTGCGACACTTATCATTGTCCAATAATCAAATTATAAAATTACCGGAAACAATAGGACAACTTGTTAATTTGCGAGAATTATCGTTGTCCAATAATCAAATTACAAAATTACCGGAAACGATAGGACAACTTGTTAATTTGCGAGAATTATCGTCCTCTTATAATAAAATTACAAAATTACCGGAAACAATAGGACAACTTGTTAATTTGAAAGAATTATATTTGTTTAATAATAAAATTGCAGGATTACCAGAAACAATAGGACAACTTGTTAATTTGCAAGAATTATTGTTGTCTAACAATCAAATTACAGAATTACCGGAAACAATCGGACAACTTGTTAATTTGCAACAATTATGGTTGTATAATAATAAGATTACAAAATTACCGGAAACAATAGGACAACTTAGTAATTTGCGACACGTATCATTGTCCAATAATCAAATTACAAAATTACCAGAAACAATCGGACAACTTAGTAATTTGCAAGAATTATACTTGTCCAATAATCAAATTACAGAATTACCAGAAACAATAGGACAACTTAGTAATTTGCGACACTTATCATTGTCCGATAATCAAATTACAAAATTACCAGAAACAATAGGACAACTTAGTAATTTGCAAGAATTATACTTGTCCAATAATCAAATTACAGAATTACCAGAAACAATAGGACAACTTAGTAATTTGGAACACTTATCGTTGTATGATAATCAAATTACAAAATTACCGGAAACAATCGGACAACTTAGTAATTTGCAAATTTTATCATTATATTCGAATCAAATTACAGAATTACCAGAAACAATAGGACAACTTGTTAATTTGAAAGATTTATCGTTGTCCAATAATCAAATTACAAAATTACCGGAAACAATAGGACAACTTATTAATTGTATTATCATACGATAAAAAATTGAATTTTTTCTCGTAAGACAAATATTCTATTAAAAAAGAGCAAAATGGACCAAAGTGATATAGTATACCAAATATTCAATGAATTATCATTAAACAATATCGTGAGATGTTCAACTGTTAATAGACTCATAAATCATATATGCGAATTACAATATGCGAGATTAATAAACGACTATGAGAACATCCTAGCGAATATTTTTTATAAAAGCTCATACAAACAAATGTATGTAGCTTGTTATGAATTAGAAGGTTTTATAAAAAAATATTCAGATCTTAATTTATTCAATTTTTTTTCTACGAACGTGTTAGATGTTAGATCGAGAAATATTATTAAGTTGCCAAAAATGATAGGACAATTTGTTAATTTACAAAAATTATGGTTGGATTATAATAAGATTACAAAATTACCAGAAACAATAGGACAACTTAGTAATTTACAAAAATTATACTTATCCAATAATCAAATTACAGAACTACCCGAAACAATAGGACAACTTGTTAATTTGCGATACTTACCGTTGTCTGATAATAAAATTACAAAATTACCGGAAACAATAGGACAACTTGTTAATTTGCGAGAATTATCATTGTCTGGTAATCAAATTACAGAATTACCGAAAATAATAGGACAACTTGTTAATTTGCAAGAATTATACTTGTCCAATAATCAAATTACAGAATTGCCAGAAACAATAGGACAACTTGTTAATTTGCAAGAATTATACTTGCCTAATAATCAAATTACAAAATTACCAGAAACAATAGGACAACTTAGTAATTTGCGACACTTATCGTTGTCTAATAATCAAATTACAAAATTACCGGAAACAATAGGACAACTTAGTAATTTGGGACACTTATCGTTGCGTGATAATCAAATTACAAAATTACCGGAAACAATAGGACAACTTAGTAATTTGGGACACTTATCGTTGCATGATAATCAAATTACAAAATTACCGGAAACAATAGGACAACTTAGTAATTTGGGACACTTATCGTTGCATGATAATCAAATTACAGAATTGCCAGAAACAATAGGACAACTTAGTAATTTGCGACACTTATCGTTGCATGATAATCAAATTACAAAATTACCGGAAACAATAGGACAACTTAGTAATTTGCGATACTTATCATTGTCCAATAATCAAATCACAAAATTACCGGAAACAACAGGACAACTTAGTAATTTGCAAGAATTATCATTGTCTAATAATCAAATTACAAAATTACCAGAAACAATAGGACAACTTATTAATTATGCGATCATACAATAAAAAATTCAATTTTTATTGTAAGACAAATATTCCATTAAGAAAGAACAAAATGGACCAACGTGATATAGTATACCAAATATTCAATGAATTATCATTAAACGATATCGTAAGATGTTCAACCGTTAATAGACTTATAAATCATATATGCGATTTACAATATGGAAGATTGATAAATGACTATGAGAACATCATAGCAAACATTTTTTATAAAAGCTCATACAAACAAATGTATGTAGCTTGTTATGAATTAGAAGGTTTTTTTAGAAATCATTATAGACTCAATTTATCCCTAATTTTTTCTGAGAACAAATTATACCTCGATTATAGGGACATTCTTAAATTACCAGAAGCAATAGGATAACTTAGTAATTTGCGATATTTATCGATAAATAGTAATTATATCACGGATTTACCGACAACAATCGGACAACTTGTTAATTTGCAATATTTATCGATAAATAGTAATTATATCGCGGATTTACCGGCAACAATCGGACAACTTATCAATCTGCGATATTTGTCGTTGTATTATAATGAGATTACCGGAAACAATAGGGCGGCTTAGTAATTTGCGACGTTTATTATTATGTAACAACAGAATTATAAAATTACCAGAGGAAATAGGAGAACTTGTTAATTTGCAATTTTTATGTTTAGATTTTAATAAAATTGCGGTGTTACCAGAAACAATAGATCAACTTATTAATTGTAAAATTACAAAAAACCGCCAAAACTTATCCATTTTCAATAAAAATTCATTTAATATTTTAAAAATCGGAATTGTATTCATTCTTTTTTACAAAATATTATGCCACTTTAAACAAAATCCGCTTAGCCTTCTCTGTTCAAAAACATACAAGCATGGGTTTTGAATACACTCATACAATAAAAAATTGAATTTATTATTGTACGATAAATATAGCTCAAGAAAGAGCAAAAAAATGAACGATAGCGATACATTATATCAAATATTTAGCCAATTAGACGTAAATAATATCGTAAAATGTTCAACTATTAATAAACTTATAAATCATATATGTAATTTACAATATGCAAGATTAATAAATGACTATGATGATATTTTAGTAAATTTTTTTTATAAAAGCACGTACAAACAAATGTATATAGATTGTTATGAATTAGAAGGTTTGATTGGAATGGCTAGGCTCAAATTATTCGGAGAGCTTGACAGTAAATATATTGTTAAGTTATTAACAGTTGGGCAACTTATTAATCTGCAAAAATTATCTTTAGGTGTCGGGTTTGTTACAAAATTACCAGAAGCAATAGGACGACTTAACAATTTGCGAGAATTATCGTTGAATTTTAACAAAATCACGACATTACCTGAAACAATAGGACAACTTAGTAATTTGCAAAAATTATCGTTGCGTCATAATCAAATTACAAAATTACCAGGAACAATAGGGCAGCTTGTAAACTTGCAAGAATTAATGTTAGATTATAATAAAATTACAGGATTGCCGGAAACAATAGGACAGCTTAGTTATTTGCAAAATTTAACGCTGGATAGTAATCCCATTACAAAATTACCAGAAGAAATCGGTCAACTTGTTAATTTGCGATATTTTTCGTTGAATGGTAATCATCTTGCGGAATTACCAGAAACAATTGGGCAACTTGTTAATTTGCGAGTGTTGTGGTTGGATCATAATAAAATTGCGAAATTACCGGAAACAATAGGCTACCTTGTTAATTTACAAAAATTATCGTTGATCAAAAATAAAATTACGAAATTACCTGAAGCAATAGGACAACTTGTTAATTTACAAAAATTATCGTTGGCTGATAATCAAATTATAAAATTACCAAAAACGATAGATCAGCTTATTAATTGTGAAATTGTGGGACCTCAAAATTTTACCATTTTTGATATCTTAGAATATTATACCACTTTCAACGTAAATCCATTTATTATTTTAAAATTCGGAATCACATTCGTTCTTTTTTATAAAATATACCACTTTTATCATAAATTTATTTAGCATTTTGGATACATTTATACCAAATATTTAGTCAATTAGACTTAAAATATATCGTAAGACGTTCAACGATTAATAAATGACTATAAAAATACCATCAATGATAACCGAATTAACACTAAGTATTGAATATAAAAAACGAATAACTAAGGCGATGCAATCGAGCATGAAGATACGAAAAATCTGATAACTAAAAAATTTAGTTATCAGATTAAAAAAATTGATATTTTTATTATCATATTTGTTATATTAATATCAATGTCAAAAAAATGTTAACATTGTGTGAAGATATAATTGTAAGGATAAGCCAAGAACTAAATGATAAAGAGAAAATATCCTTTGCAATAATAACAAAAACAATGAGTCGGTTTAGGTACAGGTTCAAATATTGTGAAAAGATAAATTTTTGCAAAATAAAGAAATTAAAATATTTTGATAATTTTGAATCTATTGAAATAAAAACTGACGAAAAAAAATATCCAAAAAATGTAAAATATATATATCATACTGCCGAATCTAGTGGAAGGGGAGATAATATCGTATTATGGTGCCCTAAAAAAGTTACACATTTAAAATTAAAATGCGAATGGGGGAAACGTACATCATGTGTTATCCCAGAATCCGTTACGAATTTGATACTCGGTGGTCGCTTTAATCAACCCTCGTGGAATATGATCCCTCAATCTGTCACACATTTGACGTTTGGTAACTTTTTTAATTATCCAATTAATAACCGAATTCCATCATCAGTGACTCATTTGATATTGGGAAATGCTTTTGTCCAAGACATTCAAAATAGTATCCCTAATAATATAATAAAATTAAAATTCGGAAGGGATTTTAATCAACAAATAAAAGGATATATACCAGACTCACTTAAATATTTAACATTTGGTGAATGTTTTAATCAGCCTATTTCCGATAGCATACCATCGTCAGTTTCTTTCTTGAAGTTTGGCAAACATTTCAATCAATCCATAAAAGATTGTCTGCCAAATTCGCTCGTACATCTAACGTTCGGAAATGATTTCAACAAGCCAATATTAAATTATTTGCCAAATTCGCTTGTACATCTAACGTTTGGAAATGATTTCAACAAACCAATATTAAATTGTTTGCCACAATCGCTTCGATATTTGACATTTGGTTTGGATTTTAATCAACCCATTAAAGATGCTATTCCGGGATCTGTTACCCATTTAACTTTTGGCTATAGCTTTAGCCAATCGATCGAGGGATGCATTCCACCATCGGTCACTCATTTGTCTTTTGGTGGCGCCTTTAATTATCCAATGGAACAAAATATCCCTTTATCGGTCACACATTTAGCTCTTAGTGGTAGTTTTAACAAATCAGTTAAAAATATTATTCCACCATCTGTTACTCATTTAACATTCGGTTCTAGTTTTAACCAAATAATATACAATGATTTGCCACAATCTATTACTCATCTCATATTTGGGTTTTATTTTAATCAATCGATCAAAACTGCCATCCCGAAGTCGGTCACTCACTTAGTATTTGGTTTTAATTTTAACCAAACAATCGAAGATAGCATCCCATCATCCGTTACGCATATAACTTTTGGATATAGTTTTAATAAACCTATAACCAGCATTCCTTCGTCGGTTACACATATAACTCTTGACAGTGACTTTTCCTTGTCCCTTAATGGAATACCAAAATCAATAATTGAAATAAAATTATCAAAAAAATATAGAATACCTATTAATAAAAATATAATATCAAGAGTAAGGATTGTTAGGATATAATTCAATAATGAAAGATTATTGGATTAAAAAAAATGATAATTTTATCGTCACAATAAAAAATATTACAAATATAGATCAATGATGAACGTACATCTTAACATATTTTGGAAATAGCAAAGTTTTTGACAAATAAAGGAAAGATTGAATTATCAATGACATCTATCGCTATGGATAAGTTAAAACGTTTTCATTTATCAAGATAACGTGGATATTTTCAAAATAATATGGTTACCATATTACGATAATTTTGAATTTGTGGATAAATTCATATGGCATTAGAATTGATAAAGTCAAGGATTATGAATATGCAAAAAATATTTTGATTGAATAATATAT